CTCATGAACTAAGAGCAGCAGAGAAAGCCAGAAGTGAAGATTTTATAAATCAACAAGAGAGAATAAAAATAAAACTTGAAGAAGTTAGACAAAAGAAACTTCAACTTGCAAATACTCCAATCGCACAACAAAACTTTGGATTATTCGCACAACAACAAGGATTAGCTTTTGGTGGAAAAACAGGAGAAATGTTAGCTAAGGGTGAAGCTTTAAGTGGGCAGCAAATAGGTAATTTAAAATCTCAGTTAAAAAGAAAAGGCGGACCAATAGGTGCATTTAAAAATCTGGACGATAAACAACTAGGGATTGCAGAAGGACTATTAGACGATATGAAAAAAGACGGTGGTAAAATGTCAAAAGCCACTCGATTAAAACTTCAAGAGCTAGGTTTAGGTTTTGAAGAATTAGGATTAAAAGGTAAAAAAGGACTTGATTCTATAGTATCAGGATTCGAAAGAATGGCAGGTGGAGCATTGAGAGCGCTGTCTGTTATCTCTACAATTGTAGCCGTTGGTTCTATACTATTTATGATTGGTAAAGCAATATATAATTTTATAAGAAGAGATGATATAAAAAGAACTGAAGCATTTAACAAAAAACTAGAAGAATCACAACAATCAGCAAGAAGACTCAACGATGAACTTATGAAAATGGGAGAAGTAGTTCAAAAGAATTTATTAGACCCTGGAGCAGAAACCGATATATTTGTAGGTAATGCTATAGAAAGTGCTGACATAGAAGGTAGACTAAGGACATTAGATCAACTAGGAGAACAAGCTGATTTAAATGCAGAAGGCTTCGCTCAATTTCAACAAGAACTAACATTTACTTTTCAAAATTTAAGAGATATAAACCCTGAATTTGAAAAGTTTTCTGACGAACTTAGAACGACAGGAACACTTACTGCTCAATCAAGAAAAGAGCTAAAATTATTAACAGACAGAATTTTAACTGTAAAAGCAGCTCAAGATACTTTAAATCAAACATCAGGAGAGTATGTAAAAGCACAGAATAGATTAATACAATCCTTACCAAAAGTTCCTTATCAAGACATTATTGAATTATTAAATACCCAACAAAAAGCTTACAAAGATTTGGTTAATTCTGGACAAAACTATGAACTTCATCTTGAGAGAGTGACTAATCAACTAGAAATTTTTACTATATTCCAAAAGAACGCATTAAAACTACAAGAAGCACAAGCTGATTTAGATGCAGATAATGCTATTTTTGGTACTTTAGCTGGAGATGTGAAAGCAAGAAGAATGTTAAAAGTTAGACAAGCAACACTCGCTGTTGAAAAAGAAATACAAAAACTTAATGAATTACAATTAAATATTAAAACAGCAGAACTAGAAGGAGATGACCAAAAGTTAAAAGCTCTTTTACAACAAAGAGATGCACAAGTTGCTATGGTTGTTAAAGCAGAAAATTTATTAAAACTAGAAAAAATGAGAGCAGACCAAATGGCGATGACTGTTAATACAGTTTATGGAAATCTTGAAAAAGATTTAGGACAAGCTCTTGGAGCAGCAATGCGAGGTGATAGTTCTGGATTTGAAAAAATTGGTCAGAATATGGCAAAAACTATAACAGATGCTCTTGGACAATTTTTAGCAGAACAATTTATAGAAGATGTTATGCCAGACTTTATGAAACCTACTTCAGTCGGAGAAGAAATAAAAGAGGCAGGCAATAAACATGCAGAAGAAATTAAAGAAGCAATAAAAGATGGAGCAATGCTACATGGTAGAATTTTAAAGGGAGAAAATGCAACTTTAAATTCTATATTTGAAGAACAGAAAAAATTAAATGCTCAAATAGCTGCAGCAGATGCAGCTATGACAAAAGACAAAATAGATAGATTAGAAATAGAAAAGAAAAACATGGAGTTGAAAACTACTGGACCAGGTATTCTTCAGTTTTCAAAAACAGCACAATTTGAAAAAGAAGCAATAGATTTTGAGTTTAGACAACGAGACCCTGATGAGCAAAGAAAGTTTAATGAAGCAAAACAAGCCATAAGAGATGCAACTGATGTTATTAATAAATACAGATTCGCAGACCGAAGTAAAGTTGTAGATGTCAAACCAAATATATTCTTTACTGCTGACCCTGCAGGAGCTGAGTCACCTGTAGACTATGTCACCGTAGGAGATTTGGTTCAGAACGCTAGAAATGAAATATCAAGGGCGAAACAAAAACAAAACAAGATTATAGGTGATTACAGAAAAGAGTATGAGGAGTTTTTAAATAACAATAAGACCATAGCAATACAAACACGAGATGATTTACAAGATTCTATTATAGGGTTAACCGACACAAGAAACTTACAATTAACAAGAGCAGGAATATATGGAACTCCAGAGAAACCAAAAACAGAAACAGAAAAACCTAAAGTTAATGTACCCACAAATCTACAATTTACAGTACCCAAGAACTTCAACTTTGATAGTTTTATGTCTAGTAAAAGAGCTCCAGGTGGTTTTAATCTACCTAGTGCAGACGAACTAGCCTCTAGTGTATCACAACGAGTATTTTTTGACCCAAACACAGGAACGATGGTCGTGTCTACTCCAAATATGATGGGCAAGATAGCACAAAGTTTAGGTGTTCATGACCCATTAAATCCAGAGCAAAATGATATTACTCCTGCAACAGGAGAGAAGAAAGGAATTGATGTAGATAAATTTAGTAAAGGACTAAACCAATTCTCAGGAGTTATTGGAATGATGGGAGCACTTACAGGTAAAGAAGAAAAGACCGCAGAGATTATGGCAAAAGTGGCAAAAATACAGTTACTGGTAGCTATGTACGAAAGAGCAAAAATGGCTTTTGAACAAGGTGGCGGTGTATTTTCTATATTAAAATCATTTATGTTTGGAAGTCCTACCGGTAGACAAGGCGGTATTATGTCTAAGCATGGTCGTTCTTATGCACATGGAGGTGTTGCAGAAGGACCTAGTTCAGGTTATGGTGCTATACTTCATGGTAGAGAAGCAGTTGTTCCTTTACCTAATGGTAGAGCAATACCTGTAGAAATGGCAGGTGGTGGTAAAATGAACACTAACAATACAAATATTACTGTAAATATAGATGATTCAGGAACAACAGGTAAAGTAGATACAGATGGCGGAGCAGAATTAGGAAACGCTATAAATATGGCAGTTCAAAGTGAACTAGAGAAACAAATGAGACCGGGAGGAATACTAGCAGGATAATGGCATTAGGATTTAGCACAACAGCAAGTTTTGGAAATAGAACAGTAGTACCTGATAGGGGTATGAGCAGAAAAAATAAACCTGTAATATTTCAAGCAAAATTTGGAGATGGTTACCAACAAAGAATAGCAAATGGTATAAATAATTTAGACCAAGAATTTGGAGTAACATTTAATACTAGAACAAAAGCTGAGATAGATGATATTGTAGGATTTTTTGAAAGTACAAATGGCGTAACTGCTTTTAATTTTACTTTTCCTGATACAAATGCTAGTGGTAACGAAGAAACAGTAAAAGTATATGTAGGTGATTTTGACCAAAAATGGGAGTATGATGATTACTATACTTTAACAGCAACTTTCGTAAGGGTATATGAAGCATAATGTCAGAGAAAATATTAGTCAAGGATTTACAAAAACTAGACCCGGGTTCGGAGTTAGTTCATCTTTTTGAATTAGAATATGTAAAAGGCAATTTTATTTATTTTCATGAAGGACTAGATGATGATTTAAGCGAAATTCAGTTTAGAGATTATAATAATGGTCTAGCCGATGGAACTATAAGAACTTATTTTGCATTGCCAGTAAAGTTTAAAGGTGTAGAAATAAAAAATGATGGAGCGATTGCACGACCAGAATTAATGTTAGGTAATGCTCAAACTGTTTTTTCAAATGCGATAGGAACAATTGACTATCAAAAATTATTAGGATTAAAGATAATTAGAAGAACTACTCTTAAAAAATATCTACATGGAGAATCAGCAGCAACGAATCCTCCAACAGAATATCCAAGAGCAGTCTACACAATGGATAGAATAAAACAAAGAAATAAAAGTTCTGTTTTAATAGAATGTGTTGCTCCTTTTGATTTAGAAACTATTAAATTACCTGCAAGAAATATTTTACCAGATAGATGCCCTTTTATTTATCAAGGAGCAGGAGAACATAAATCAGTACATGAAAAAGCACAAAGTGGTTGCACTTGGCATTTAGAAGGAAAACATAAAACAATTAGTAGCACTACTGCTGACGGAACAGAATACACTGTATATGTTAATATAGATGATGAATATGTAGTACCAAGCACTACTAGTTTTACAACTTATAGTAGTGGAACAGTAACAGTAAATACTTATTATAAAACAACATCTACAGTTACAAAATATGCGGCAAATGGCACTAGGTCTAGTGCAACAGTTAATAACTATTGGCAAGCAAGAAAAACTAGTAGTGCACCTGGGACTCCTAGTGATACTAATATTAATTTTAAAAGAGTAAGAATATATACTACTTACTCACATGGAACAGAGTATTTTGCATATTCTGATGATAGACATAATGACTATGTTCTTTTTACAGATAATGTTGCAACATCACATACAAATGGAAAAACACTATTATGGAAAGTAAAAACTGCAAATAAAAGTGTAGCTCCAGATTATCTAAGTAATTTTTGGGTAAAAGGAGATGGCTGTAGCAAGAGACTTGACGGCTGTAAAATGAGATTTGGTTTTCAACCAATTAATTCAGGAACAGCAAGTTCAACAGGAAAAGCAGACCCAAATACAGAGGCTGTACTTCCCTTTGGAGGTTTTCCGGCAGCGAAGTCTTTCTCATGATGCAAGATATTTTTAAACATGCAGAACAAGAAGCCCCGAGAGAGTGTTGTGGACTTGTTATTGAGGAAAATGATAATGAAAAATATATTCCTCTTGAAAACATCTCCACAGAAAAAGATGAGTTTAGAATGGACGCAAAAACTTTCGTGAAATATCAACTCATTTCAAAAATAAAATATGTAGTCCATAGTCACTATGGGCAAGATTGTCAGCCAAGCAATGCAGACAAAAAACAATGTAAAGAGGTAGGAATTCCGTATTTAATCGTTTCCTATCCAGACAAAGAGTACACAATTTTACAACCATGACAAAAAATATAATATTTAAAGGAAGAATGGGAAAACTATTCGGAGAAGTACACAGATTGAATGTAAAAACAATTCAAGAAGCTGTACATGCAATAGATACCATGAAAGGGGGTCTAAAAAGATATTTAGTTGATTGCACAGAAAATGGTGTAGAGTTTACTGTACAAAAGGGAGAAGATTTTGTCGGATATGAAGAACTAGGATTAGAATTAGGAAAAGATGATATAATCATATCTCCTATACCTCAAGGAGCAAAGAAAGCTAGTGATATCATTAAAACAATTATAGGTATTGCATTAATTATTGGTTCCTTTTTTATAGACCCGTCAGGACAATATGCAACACAAATAGCAGCGGCAATGTTTACAGTCGGTTTAAATTTAGCACTATCAGGAATCATAGGGTTAACTATGGACGAGCCCGATGAACTTGATGAAGAAAAATCACAACTATTCAACGGCCCAATAAATAATACTAAATCAGGAGTACCTGTTCCTTTATGTTATGGAGAAATAGAAGTAGGTGGAGCAGTAGTAAACTTTGGATTTACAGACAGAAGATTAGTAAGTCATCAAGGATATGAGTTTGTAAGTAAAGGCTCTAGTTCACGATCTGGAACTAATCCAGGAGGTGCATCAGGCGGTAATTTTGCAAGTGATGTTTCGGGTAATGTTGACTGGGGTA